GGCGGTCGTAGTTGGAGATGTTGCGCGCTTTGATGGCCACGTCAGAATAAGCCGTTTTGGCCTGAACGGCTAAATGAAGAACTGCACCACCGATGTAGGTGAACTGATTGGTTGATACGTTGCCGTAGTCGGGCAGAGCACGCCAATTGTTAGTGTAGTTCCTGTAGGGATCTCGGTCCCACTGGAAAGGCAGAGTGCTCTGCGCGCCAGCGAATATGTTTGCGGTATTCGTGGTTTCAGTCCACCATGTCTCCGTATCTGACAAGGCCCTGACCACAACAGGGTCAGCTACGTCAGCTGGGTCGAACCAGATCAAATAAGTGCCGGATTGTTCGACCGAGAACGTGCCACGCACAAGACCCTCACGCTGGTCATAGCGTGAGCCGGCATAGGTGTCCATCTGCATCGCAGGAAGATTCGTCGCAGGCGTATCTTGTGTTAACGCAGACTGATCAGGCAGAACACAATCTGCCATGAACTGCGGGTAATAGATCGGCTGGTCGAACGTTGTGGGTGGGACACCATTGTTGTACGTGGCCGGGTTGTATCCCCAATGCCCGGTGGACGTAATGCCGGGCAAAGGATATGATGACATGGGATTTATCAGTGTCTCCAACAAACTGATCTCCCAAGCCTGGAGAGTGCCCCTCAACTGGGCGTGCAGGGCAACAACCTCAGCCCCACCTCTCCGAAAAGGCGCCACAGTGGCGCTCCCGCTCGCCCCCATCAACTGCCCGGGCGTCACCATACGCACGGACAGACCCGAGCGGACACTGTCCGCGCGAGACGCCGCCGAAGCGGCCGAAGCTGAGCGCTTCCTCGGTGTACTTTTCCCCTTCCTCGCAACCGGGCGCCCACGCGCCTTGTTCTTCTTGGGTTGCGGCTTTCGTTGCATTTGCTCTTGCGAGACGGCACACCGAGGTGCGCTTTGTTTCGGCCCTCTTAAGGCGGGGCCTCATCAGTCGTAGCCTTTTGACTCGTTTCTATCATGGCAACACCCTGCCAGAGCAAACGAGAACGACTGGAGCAACAAGAAGTGGGAGAAAGGTGTGCATGTAACCCGAAGGAAATACACGGTGGCACCAGGCTCATCGGAAGTTTGATGACTTACCCCATGTTGTGGGCTAACAGCTACCCCCCTTATTCGATGTGACATCGAGGGACTGCCTTCCACAGACAATGGAGCAGAGGTCACCACTGGGCGACATTCCGT